TCAAAGCATTACTAGGCCAGCTCAACCAAGGGTTATTGAGCATCCGATAGTGAGCCTTAACAACACCAGCAGCAATCTTTTCGCCTTGAGTACTAGCAGCCTTTTCAAGTTGTTCTAGCATTGCTTGTGCTTCAAAATCCTCTAAAGCAAAGCGGCTATTGAAGTTAGCTGAAACACCACGTTTGAAAGTAGTTTTGGCAATCTTAAATGCATCACCAAGCCCACCAAACAACGAACTTGCACCTGCCACAGCAGCGTCTCGCATTTGTTTGTCACCCTTTAGGGTTCCGCGCAGGTACGCAGAAAGAGGACGCTCAAACAACGAGTAGCTGTTACCAGCAGCGTTCTTCAGGTGGGTAGCAGGGCCAGACAGAATGGATTGATACAAACCATCCGTCATGTTACGAGCACCAAGCTTGACGGCAGCATGAATGAACTTGATCTGTTTAGAGGGGTCGCCTCCAGCCAGAACCATTGCGTTCACAAGCCGCTTTACCTCGTCATCACCAGACCTACCTTCACGGACAGCGGCTTTGAGGTTGTATGCCCAGTCTTTGATTTCTTTGCGACTCAATGCAATGTCAGAGTTAGAGCCGGTAACAAAGTCACCGATCTTATTCTTGAACATTTGCAGAGTACTTGCCGTTTCATAAGAGGTGGTCTTATGGAACTCAAGCAAGGACACCAAGCGATCAATCATGCGATCCAGCTGGTTACCGACAGGCTCACCTGCCTCACGCAGCTCAATTGCTTGACCAGCCAAACGGTGGATGTCGTCGGCAGTTTCACCGATCAAAGCCTTGGTAACAAGGACACCTTCCTTCGACAACAGCTTAGACCCACGAACAGTCTTAGGGTTCAACAACCCAAACTGCTCCATAAGATCTTCCATCTTATCGACAGGAGGATCTTGTGCTAGGGCAGAGCGGAAGTCATCAAGGGCACGACCAGCGTTGGTAAGAATGTCAGCAATAGGACGACGCAGTTTATTGGCCATCTGTTGCAACTCAAGCCGGTTCGTGAACTTCATGATGATGTCCACTTGGGCCTCGCTATGACCTTGAATGCCATGCTGGGCATCCGTCATCATCTGGTAAGCACCGCTATCATCAGGCTTGACATAAGGCTGAGGGTCGCCACCTTTGACAGCTCTGGGGGGTTTGATTTCTCTGCTTATCTGCTGTTCAACAGCAAGATTAGGATCAGCAGGCTTATAAGTAGAAGCAAGATCTTGAGACCTACGAGCAGTAACATCAGTAGGTGAGTAATCGACCGCAAGTTTTTCGGAAACTTCTTGAATATTCTCGTTGACCATCTTGTAGTTTTCGAGAACTCGTGTGTAGGCCTCATCAGTTTCGGAGACACCCTGAGCTTTCAGGGCTTCCAATTCTGCTTCATGACGGCTACGGATACTAATCAGTTCCTGAAGCTCTTCCGATTGACGCTCAGCAAAGCGGATGCTTTCTTCTTGTTGGAACTTTGCATCAGCTCCATCAATTTCTTTCATCTTGGCATCGGCTTCTTTCAAACCGGTAGCCATTGCTTCTTCAGGTGTAGCGCCAGCTTGTAGCGCTCTTTGGGCAGCTTTACGGCCCCACATCAGCCACAGAAGACTGTCAGCTGCTGTACCAATAGCACCACCCTCGATGGTTGCTTTGAGCTTAGCTGTAAAGACATCATCGTTCTCATCACTCCGCAGAGCAAAGATAAACGAGTCCCGCAAGGGGCTGTCTTCTGGCATCAGGTTATTAGCCATTGCCGACAGGTTACCATCGTCCTTGTCGGTCAGAATAAAGTCAGCCACAGCACCAGGCACAAGACCAGATGCAATAGCGCCTTTGAGTCCACCCTTTGTACCAAGAGTAACAAGAATCTTGGGCAGCTTAGTAGCAGCGGTCCGAGTCAAAACTGCGAATTGGAGCAGCTTGGAAGCAAACTGACCAACAGCTGTCTTGGGCTTAGCAAAGCCTAAGTCAGTAGCAGCAGCAACATAACGGTCGCTGAACGGATCGTCTTTTGCTTGGGTTTCAATTCCAAGCATCTTATTGACGCCAAGGCGAGACAAGTCGCCCAAAAGGTCTGCTGTGTCAACTACGCTTTCGACAGTACCAGCAGCGGCATCAATCAGAGTAGTACCTGTTTCAGCAGCAACTGCCGAAATAGGATTTGCATACATGTTTTCGCTGAACCGATCAACGAGTCCTTGAACTTGCTCAGGCAAACCAGGAATAAACCCCAGGGGGTTGTACGTTTGCTGGTCAGCTGGTTGTTCGGGCTGCTCAGGTTGAGGTACAGCTTCCCCTGCTTCAGGTTGAGTTACTTCTTTTTTAGGAGGAGAAGGAGGTTTGTCACCTACCAACTCGGCATAAGCTTCACGCCTTTCTTGTTCAGCTTGGAGCGAGCCTTGCCGAGCTGCTTCTAATTCCTGTTCATGAATAGTTTGATCAAAACGGTCTAAAGGCATTTAACAAAGGCCCGCAGGCAAAAGGTTAAAAAAAACAAAGGCCCAGCGCACCAGACCTTTATCTAAATGATTTGTAGTGTTGTTCTTGGGCAATACCAGCTGCCTTAAGAAACGTTTTGTAACGACCATTGGTGTAAACAGACCAAGCGTGTGGACCTTGACTCCGCAGAATCATGTGCATTGCTTTGGCGTTGACTGCTGGATCGTACAGTTCTTCGTTTGATTTAAGATTAAGCTTGCCCCGACGATCGGGTCCAAGTTTGTCAATCATATTGATTTGCCACAAACCATAAGACAAATCAGGACGTGCAAAGTTACGGTTATTGGCATGACCAGCCGATTCCGCAAGGGCAATAGCTGTCATGATTCGTGCTTCTTTGTCGCTTAGACCAGTGGCTTTTGCAAGCGCAAAGATCTCAACATCAAGCAATCGGGGTTCTTTTTGGAATGTACCGCCTGCCCCGTCAGGCGACAGCCCTTTGGGGGCAGCTGGGCGTTGGCCACTAACCTGTTCTGCAATTCGAGCTTCTTCGGCTTTAATTGCATTGAGATTGGCGAGGGCGGCGCTGCGCTGAGCGTCGTTGCCTGTGTAGAGGTAGCGGCTGGTTGTAGGTGCCACCGTGCGTTGTTCTCGGTAAGCCTGAGACCGCTCAGAGCCAAGAATGGCAGTAGTAGGAAGACCATAGTGATATGATTGGTCAATAAGGAACTTGGTTACATCATCTGGATCGTAGTTGGGTTTACCAAGCCATTCTGCCACGCGGGCACCGGGTTTATATTCACCAGGCTTAGTATATTCTTCAACTTCTTTCTCAAGCTCAGCTTTTGTAATGATAATCGAACGTTTAGGATCGAGATATTCACTACGGTTGGGAATAGATGCTAAGTCAGTACGTTGAGTAACGTCATAGACCCTTTGGCCAGCAACATTTTCGCCCCAAGAAATTCCTTTAGGCGTACCTCCACTAGTTTCAAACTTTATAGCATTCCCGTTTTTATCATAAAAGTTTGGATGTTGTTTTATGATAATTTCATTTCTTGCCGTGCTGATCTGAGATTCAGAAGGCGCTTGACCATTGTTATCTCTAAGCCATCCTTCATACCATTGCCACAGGTCATTCTCAATAGCCCTTTGAAAACGCTCAAAGGTTTGAGGACTTTGTGTTGGTTTTCCGTCAGGCCGAAGAGTAAACCCTTCTTTGCTTTTGCCAGCAGCATACTTACCTGCCTGATCAACAATTTCCTGACGTTGCTCAGACTTAAAGTCTTGTTCAGCACGATCAGATGCTCTTTCAAGAAGAGTCTTTTCCATCCAATCAGGCAGACCATAAGCCTTGATCTGATCTTCGGTAAGACCCTCGTCACGATCTAGCGCCTCAGCAGCTTGACTATACTTAACGTATTCTTGAGGCGTAGCACGTTGGACCTGTTCATTCTTGAGGAACCTACTGGCTACGTCACTAGACACACCAAGTTCACGAAGCCGAGCCATGTCTGCTTCAGTTGCTTGTATGTACTGAGCAGCGTTACCTTGACCGGCATTCAGACGAGCGTTTTCAATGTTACGAATCAGCTGTTCTGCTTCCAAGTCAGCAGCGCGAGCTGCTTGTGCTTGACGGTTGACTTCACCAGAATTGATGTCTTCTAAGGCTTTGTTAAGTTCACCACCATAAAAATCATTCAACGTGCCCATGCTGGGCTGAGAAGCCACCTTAGGAACAAGGCGCAAAGCTGCAATAGCTTCACGAGCTTGAGCAGCCGGTAAAAGTTTAATAGCTTCTAACTGTGATCTAAAAGCTTTATCAGCTGCTTGACCTTTGGTGTAAACCCCTTCGTTATAAAGAGTTTGTACTGCGGTTTGATAAGATTGACCCAAGCTTAGAGCAGCTGTTTGTGGGTCTGTCTGTTCGTAGTTAATTTGATTTACATCAAAACTCAGCTTGTTTAAAGCATTAGTTTCCGCTTCGTCACGACGGTTTTTGCCAATGCCCACCAATATATTGGCAGCTGTAGCCGAGGTGCTAGCTTGCCAAGTAGGAGCAAACTCTTCACCAAGAATAATAGGATGAAGGTTATAAAGATTTTGTTTTTGAGAAATTTCTGCTAAAGCAATTGAGTTGCCTGCTGAGATTTCTTCACGAGTGCCGTTTAATTTTACCTGCTGTGGTGACTTAAAAGTACCATCAGGCATAGGAATAATTGGCTCAGTACGTTCCCAAAATGCACTTAAAAACATTTGAGCTTGAGATGCAGCCAAACGCGCCCGACCAACTGCTTGACCATAAGCACGCCATCCTTTAATAGCTGAGCTTTTCTGACGAAAGTCTGTAGCAAACACAAAGTTGCCGTCAGCTTCTGCTTTGTTTGCTATTTCATTATCAGCATCGTTTGCTGCTTCTAGTTTAGCAATGTCTTGCTTATGCTGAGCAACAGTAGTTTCTGGAAACATAACGTTTCCATTCATCACTTCAGCAAGACCAGTTTTGTATTCCTTGTCGTTTTGTTTCTTTTGATTTTCAACAAGAAAGTCACTCAAGGTACTGCTGAATTGAGACAATGCCCTAAGGTCATTTGATTTTTGCTCAGCAATGTCAGCACCTAAGCGTTGAATGCCTTCTTTGTAATCAGCATAAGCACTGTCACGGTACTGTTTATCCTGCTGAGCTGCTTGTTTCATCTGAGCAGAAGGATCGTAAACCTGCTCAGCTTTAAAGCCACGAGGGCCTTGGTATCCAACTAGTTGTACTTGTGCCATTTAGAAAATACCACCAGAGGTGAGCTTAGTAGTGGATAGAGGATTCTTAGTTAAATTACTTGCTACTTTATCCATAGTTTTACTACCTGCTGTTGTTCCTTTTGGAGCCTTAAGGCTGGAGTACGTTGAAATACCGCCCACAATAGACTGACCAATGCCTAGGACCATGCTAGCAGCGCTTGGAGCAGGTCCAACGTAGGCTTGCTCTACATAACCCTTGACAGGCTTAATCATGCGCTTAGCGGCTGCCAGAGCGTTTGCAGACTTAGCATCCAGGTATTGCTGATGGGTAGTCAACGAATACTCATCTTCAAAGTAACCAAGGTTCCTACCAAGAGCAGCCAGGTCACGACCGTATTCACGCTCAGCATCCGACACAAGTAGTGCCCTAGATCCACCGGTTTGACCAGTTGCCAATACCGCACCTTGAGCCTTGAGCTTATCAACCATCAGCTGTGCTGCTTGGGCACGAGCTTTGTCGTACTCACCTTTTAGTTTAAGTTGTTCGTATTGATATGCACGGTTGGCAGCAGCAGCGTTTGCTTCAATCTGTGCATCATAAGACCGTTGAGAGGCATGATAAGCAGCCATCTCTTGGTTATAGGCAATCTGAGCATTACGCTCAGCCATTTGCTGTTGGTATTGAGCTGCTTGTTGTTGGTATTGATACTCTGCTTGCTGTTGCTGATAACCAGCAATAGATTGCATTGTACCAAGAGCAGTTGACGCTACAGCCGTTACCGCAGCGGTTACTGGATCACACATTGGTTAATTTAGCAAATTCTACATACGTTAGTTTTTGTGGTCCCACCGTAGCATAACCAAGCTTCTTAAATCCAAGCATGTGGAGAAGCTTCATGTGCATTCGGTTTCGTGGATCAGCTATGTTATGAAGCACAGCATAGGAGGTCTGTTGATCGACCCATTTCTTAGCCTCCTTAAAAAAGAGTTTTGGATAAGGGCGGACATGATCTGTGGTCAACATCCAAATTGCACCACAGTTGGCATCTGTTCTGGATACCCCCGCCATTCCACACAACTGATCCTTTATCAAAAAAGATATTGGATCTTCTAGTTGGTGGAACGACTCAGGTAGAACCGTCATAGGATTGTGGCCCCACCCGAGTAGTTCGTTTAGGTCATCCGCCTGGAGGTTGGCAGCCAAATAAAGAGAATCTTCAATTGTAGCTGGGCGGATTTCGTGGATCATCGCGGTCTAATACCTTTGGTGTTATAGGTTCCTTCCCATGTCAGATTGACAAGGTTAAGAGGAAATGGAGAATTACAAGTAATATGTAAATCTGCTTCGGTCCCCTTAGCCATAACGGGAACAATATTCTCAGCTGTTCTTAGCATCGGAGCGGTGTTAAATTCCGATAAGTTAGTAGTCAGCTGAGGTAGTGTTAAAGTAAAATCAGCACGTCCTGGCACAAACAAAGAAATCTCAAATGGCCCTGATTCAAAGCTAGAGATACGAACTCTTTGAATAGTAGGAATGTTTACTTCATCAGCAACCTTCTCAACACGATAATAGAAGCTGGGAAGACGAGCAGTAGAACTGATCCGATACCCAAGAGCTAATACTTGGTCGGTTTGATCACCTTCTATTGCAACGTAGAACTGCTGACCTGCTGGAGCACCTGCGTCTTCTTCAAGATCTGGGAATTGAACAAAGCCAGAATCATCCTCACTAATAAAAACTAAGCAAGGTTGACCATCAGCAATGTTTGCCCCTTCTTTGAAAAAGACCCTTGTCTCATCATCAGCAGCAACATAAGATGCTTCTGGATTATAATCAAAGAGATCCAGGCGAAGGTCAATGAAATCACCTTCAAATGCAATAGCACCACCAGGCGTTTCAGTCAATAGATTCATCTGACTAAGGAAGAATCCATCGTCTGTCTCAAGGACAAAGTAACCAAGCTCTTCATCAAATTTAGCCAATCTGATGTTAGCGGGGAATGTCCATTTAAACCAAGACGCTACAAGGCGGTCTTGATCTTGAGTGTAATAACGGAAACAATAAATAGCATCTGGTTCTTGTCCAGACACTAAGCCAAAGATTGAAGCACTAACAGTGTTAGTAACTTGAGTAATGTTAGCAGGAATATAAGAAGGAATAACCTTTGTCAAATCACGCCTAAATGGAGGCGCTTCAAAGTTAAAGGTCAGTTCATTGGCTGAGATAGACTTTGAGTTCTGCTCAATGATAACAAACGTAGTACCAAGATCTAGTGGCTTAATTTTGCTACTATGACTAAAGGTAGACAAACCGTTTAGCTCAGCCGTTGATGGTGAGAATGCTTCGGTTCTGGTTTGTAAAATGTATTGAGCATTATCAGCAAATACCAAAAGACCACTAGGCTGCTGAATAGCATACCTAAATTCTACTCGACGCAAAGCACCAGCAGATAGGTCAATTGGATCACTATCAATAATGGTGATAACTGTTTCTGGATAAAACGACAAGAAGCTGCCTACTTGTGAACAGACAACATTTTCTTGACTCATCAACACCAGACGGTTCTTAAAGAACGAAAGTCCAGTAATTCGTTCTCCAATAAAGCTTGGGTCTGGAGCAGATTCTGCATCACCTACGGTACGTTGTCCCCATGATTGATCTGCCCAAGTGCTTCCGCTAATGGTAGCACTACCAACAGCATCAATGGTAAACGTATCGCCTTCTAGATTTTCTACAACATCTGCTGCTGTGTAATCCTGTCCAGCACGGATAATTGCAACGTCTGTGATTTGACGGTCAGCATTGACTGCGGTCACCTCAAGGCGCAGGTTAATACCTGTACCACCATAAGCTGCAAACTTCTGTCCAACACTCCAACGAGCGTTTCCATTGCTAGTTACGCTGACATCAGTAGGGACACCATTGACCGTACCACTGGACACAAAGGAGGCAGCAGCTGCGGCAGACAAAGCCCTGAACGAATAGGTGCCATCTGCTTCTTTGATTAAAGCATGAGGCATCGTGTTTGGATCAACTCCAAGGTTAACCTCAGGACCAACACTTTCTACCCAGACACCAGCACCTCTATTGGAACCGTCGCTGGTTTCAAACGTGAGGTAATAGTTGTCTTCGGAAACCTCTGCGCTAGCACCAATCTCAATGGTTTCATTATTGAGGAATTGATCAGGAAGATCAGCTACATCACCAATGGGGCTTTTGTAAGCTTTAAGACCAGTACCTGAAATACTACCACTTGCTTCTAACGTAAAGTCAGCATTGTTAGTCCTGCTAATATGGATAAAATTAGCAACACCAATAGCTGTAAAGTTAGCGTTGGCGTTAATGGCGTTGACGAGGTTGGTTATGATTGTGTTGGCGTTGAGACTAGCGCCAGAACTAGTAGGAGTACTATAAGTAAAAGCAGTGCCATCAATGGTCACCGTATAGCTGGTGTCGTATGCAACTGTGGTAAGAGTTACATAACCATAAGGTGTTTGAGCAGCAGAAACATCAACTCCGTCTGCCGTAAAGACACTACGATTAAGAACAAAGACGTAATCGTTAATCTGTAAGACTTCTATGTCATCACGATTGACGTGAGTGGCATAGGCAACTGCGGTAGCATCGACAGCATTGATTGTTTGTTGAACTCCGCTTTGAGCGTCCCACAGAGCAGTTGTGCCATCTCTGTTGATTTTAAAAATAAGCTTATCATCATCTCCTTTTGAGATAAAGAAAAAGCTTCCCTCGCCAGCAGCATTGTCTAGTTGACGAATGGCTTTAGTTCCTGGACGTTTGATTAGTCCGAACGTGGGGTCTGGATAGAAATTATCGCATTCCCTAAGCTGCCCGTCAAGCTTCAAAGAATCAGGCTGCTGTGATACCCCACCAATCAAGCCTCGATATTTTTGTGAGATAGCAGCCATAATTATCGAGCAATAGTACGAAATGGAGTATAGCTGAGGTAAAAGTTTTGACCAGTTTCCTGACCAAAGATGTTTACGTCGGAACTGCTGGTATCATAAGCGATGCAGTTAGCCCTTAGCAATGCCTCGTCTTGGGCATTAAAGGTAACCATATCTTGCGTACCAAGTGTCCGTCCAGCAAAGACACGAGTGGCTCGTTGTACGATGTAATCTTGAAAGACTTGAGGAAGATCTTCAAAGTTTTCTTTCCAAACAACATCACATTTGATAATGGTGTTAGCAGGAAAGACATCAGTGTGGTTTACCTTGTCGTAAAGCTTGCCACTACGCAATACGGTCTGGTATTTCTGATTGTTAGCAAACTTGTTATCCGAAACCTGAAGAGCTTCTGCGGGTACATAAATGTGACCAGCATCATTAACAGTAAAGGGAAAAGCTACTTCTGTGTTAAAGTGCCAACCTTCACCTTGAACCTCTCTATCGACTTGATCAAGAATATCAATAGCGATAGCGATTTCGGGGTTAGCGACATCAAGGCTCACCACCGGGGCCTGCCCGATGCCACTAAGCATCTGGTTAATTGCTTCTAATTGAGTAGTCATTATAATCGAGCAGGAAAAAGGGGGCCACTAAGGACCCCCATATGAACGTATGAAAAAAAGATCAGACGTTACGGAAAGCGCCAGCCACAGCAGTGCGGACAGAGCCACAGCCGTAGGCAAGGCGACCCACAATCACGTCACCTTGGTAGATCACCTTGGTGTCGGCACCGGTGGTTTGCACGCTGGGGCCAATAGCCTCAACGACACCAGCAGCGTCACGGTGGAAGATCAGACCGCAGGAGTTGGTGAAGTCGGTACGGATACCGTAGTCGTTGTTCTCACCACCCAGGGCAGCAGCGTCGATCTGCTCACCAGCAGCGGAGCCATAACGCTCCAGGAAGGGGATGTTGTTGGACTTGTAGATCTTGATACCAGCAATCTCATAGAGACCTTCGCCGGTGTTCAGGCTACCGCCGGTAGCACCCAGATCACGGTTGAGGATGTTGGTGTCAACCTGGCTGATCAGAGCATAATACTGGCGAGGGCTGAGCACCGCGACGCGGCCCTCCTGGGGCGCTGCGACTTCGTCCAGACGGGCAGCAGCTTCGAAGAAGCCATCAACCAGAGCCTGAGCGTCATACTCGTTGCCAGCACCCAGGTTCACCTGGAAGCCACCAGGCTCGCCGGTCACGGCAGCAGTTTCGCCAGAGGCTTGATCCAGCACGCGGAAGATGCGGCGGTCATAAAATTCTGCGAGACTCTGGCCGATTTGACGGGCGATCGGGCCGCGAATATCGTATTGCGCAAGAACCTCATCGAGGTTATCAACGAAGGCGGAAGCGACCAGCAGGTCGTCCATCGAGATGGTGGTCTCTGCCACATCAGGATCGCCGCTTCCGAGGATAGCGGTGCCAGGCGTATGATACGCGGCGTTGATACGTCCAGTGTGGATGAATTGTGCCTCGTTGCCGTTCTTGAGGGTCCGGTTCATCACCAGGCCCTTAGCAATCGTAGCATTACGGAAGGCCTCATAGACCTCACCGGTGAATAGTTTCAGGTACAGAGCCTGAGTATCGCCCGCGCCGTTAACCTGGCCGAGCTGAGTTACAGTTGCAGTCACTTGTCTAAAAGTGTTGAGTGTTTATAAATTAAAGAGTGTCCCGGGAAAAATTATTTAGTTGTGGGGTTGTCCTTTGTATTGGGTATCCACCGCAGCGGGCCAATACTCCAGTCATGACTGGGTTTTTTACGAGGTTATCCCACCCTCGAAAGGCATGGGGGACATTGCAGTCCCCACGATCTATTACATTAGATCGCCGCTTGCAGCCAGTCGGTCTTGGATGTCCAAACGATACGCAGGATCATTCCGATACCTAGGGTCACTAATAGCACGAGCCAGTTCGGCTTGACTACGGAACCCTTTAACACTTGTGTTCTTGACAGACTTGCCAGACACACGCTTACCTTCAAAACCAACAGCGTCTTGATACCGTTGGTTCAATGCTTGAACAGCAAAGAAGATAGCATCTTTGTTACCGCTGTTGATAACATTATCAAAAGCAGCAACCTCATCAGGCTTTAGATTGTCAGCTGCCCAAGACAGGGTTTCATTATAAACATCTTCACCACCAACCGAAGCCAAGATGGCATCAGCATCTGAATCAGACAACTGTTGCGGTTGGATAGAAGCGTTCTTTTGAAGTTCAAGATAAGCATCAATGAGTTGCTCAGATGGCATCTCTTTGAGCTTTTGAACTGTCTCAGGTTTTAGTTGGTTGTTGTTACTGAAATACTCTGAGGAAGCATCTTGGATAAACTGAGCGGTTTCTGAGATGTCATCATCTTCTTGGGCGACGGGCTCATCTGACGTATCAGAGTCTTCACCGTCGTTCTCAGTACCTGTTTCTTCTTTCTTTCCAAGTTTGCTTTCCAGTTCTTTGTATGCCTTTTCCAAG